TGCCGGTGCCAATTCACGCCGGACACGAGGTTATGGAACCAGGCGGGAATATGCGGGAAAAGACGGAACTGTCGTGGGTTATGACGACGATGATCCGAAACGGCGGTTTGTCCATAATCTGGCTTAATCGGCCAGTTATCGCAAGGGGTTGAGAATTTGCCGGCGGCGTGCACTGGCTTTGCAGAGGTTGTGAATAAGGAGCTCCGCTCGGGGCTTTGACCTGGTGCCGGCGGCGCCGCGGGAGTTTCCTACGCTGTATGTCAGATTCACCTTCCGCTGTTTGAATCCGGCGAACAGCTTGCGGACTTCCGGGCAGTCTCCCAGGGACAGGATGAAGCGGCCCTTTATAGAGGAAAGAAGCCTGTTCAGATCTTCGAAGCGGTCGAAGGTGACGGCGTAGTCTTTGCGGCTGAAGTAGTACGGGGGATCGATGTAAAAGAACGTGGTGGGGCGATCATACCGGCGGATGCATTCCAGGGCGTCCAGGTGCTCTATTGTGACCCGTTTCAGGCGCCAGTGGACTTCGATGAGCGTTTCTTCGATCGTTGATAGGTTCAGGCCCAGGGGACCGAGCGCTGACGTTCCGAATGTGCGGCCGCGGACCTTGCCGCCAAAGCAGAGGCGCTGGAGGTAATAATAACGGACGGCACGCTGGATGTCCGTGAGCGTCTCTGGGCGTTTTGTGTTCTCCCAGTCCCAGATCTGACGGCTTATTACGGCGTGCTTGAAGTAGTCCAGGAAGGTCTGCAGGTGGTTCTGGATTACGCGCCAGAAGACGACCAGCTCGTTATCCATATCGTTTATCACTTCGGCCGGGGCCGGGGGCTTGTTGAAGAGGATCCACGCGGCGCCGCAGAAGGGTTCGCAGTAACAGATATGATCCGGGGGGATCATCGGGACAATGACCTTTACCAGCTTGCTTTTTCCACCGAGATAATTGAGGGGGCTTTTCATCCGTCTACCTTCCAGTTATTCTGCAGCGCGATTGCTCTCCGTGTGTGCCGGGGAGTAATGCTGCTCTGCAGTTTGCCAGGCGTTAGAGCGCCTGTCGGTTGGAGGGGATGAAAGCCCCCTCTGATCTGCTCCCCGGCTTATCCACACGGACGCCAGGGTTTTGACGTTATCGTTCGCGGGCCTCCGGGGTGATGTAGTCGAGGCCGAGGACCTTGAAGATATCCTCTTCAGTTTCGGAGGCGATTATCGGGGCCGGTTCCCCTGGGGATGGAGGGTGACCGTGGATCCCTAGATACGGATTCCAGTGGAAGCCTTTTCGGGCCGCGGTGTTCGCGATCCAGATGTTGAAGTCTTTTGACCCGGTTCTGCACAGGAGGAGCGTCCCCCAGGTCGATTCGTTTACGACGCCGAAGAGGTCTTTCTCCTGGCCGTGGGCGAAGAAGATGTCGAGCTGTACTCCGTTGGACAATTCGACGATCAGGTTGATCTCGCCATCCATAATGACCTTCAGCGCGTTGCGCTTGCAGCGGGCCTGGACGGCCGGCTTGTATTTCGGGAGGATAACCAGGTCGATATCGCCAACGACCGGCCGGCGCCGGCGGATCGAGCCGGCGACCTCGATCTTTTCGCACAGTGGCTTCAATTCGGAGACGATCTTTTCGGCGAAGCGGTCGGCTTTAGAAAGGGACAAGTTCAAGGGGGGCCTCTTGTTTTTTCGCTTTGATGCGGCGGCGGATGTGGGTGTCGAGGGCTTGATAGGCTTTGCGTAGGAGATCGGCCGGGCATTCGTCGATATCGGTCGGGAGTTTCATACGGTCGAGGATGCCGCGGACATAGTCCCAGGTGATGACGAGGCTTTCCAATTGGGCGAGCTGTTGCATGGCGATGCGGAGGCGGCGTTTCATACGGCGCTCGGGGGCTGTTATCCAGTACGTAATTTCGCGGTCGTCGCCCAGGATCTGCGCCCAGTGGAGCATGATGCGATCGAAGCCGTCTACCGGGTCGATCTGCGTGATGGATTCTACGGAAAGGACGCTGAACGTCTCCTGGTAACGCCATTTCTCCTCTGCTCCGCGGTCGTGCGGATCCGCGCCGGTCCTGGCGGCGTGGGTAAGCCAGGCCCGGTGCTGAAGGGCGAAGAATTTAGGGCGTTCTGAGGAGGAGATCATGTGGTGGAATGCTGTTTATTCGAGAATTGGTTTTCGAGATGCTCAACGAGAAATTGAAGTGCAGCTTCGATATTATCTGGACACGGTCCTGTCTCCCAATTAACGACGTCATCCGGGAGAATGGCCATGATCCCGGCAATAGCTTTTCCTTCATCCTTGCTTACTTCACTAAACTCATCGCGCTCATATGGCCGTTGAAGCCACGAAAGGAATCGCTCCTCATAGGACTGATCATTGTGCGGGAGGTGCTGCCATTTTGAATAGTTGTTGGTGACTCTTGCGTGACCCGGAGACATTTGAATGCGAACATCCCCTATACACATCATGGGCGTTCCGGTGATGTGTCCTTCTCGGCCGATCTCCGTGACAACTCCTCTAGACCCGTCCTCTAGGTTTATCAGCACACTTCCCTCTTTTATAGGCGTTCCGTCAGAATCGGCGCAAGGGACCTTCTTTGAAAAAGTAAAGATTTCAACTTTAGAATCGCTCATTTGACCTCCACCTCATCACTCCACGGTGTAAGATGTTCAGGATTGATCCCAAACACCATGCGCGGAAACAGGGGTGAATCGATTATCATTCTCATAGTCACCGCGCCGCCTTCTTCTTCGTCGTAGGAGAAGATTCGTCCTGGAAATAACCCGCCTTGCACGCTGTATTCTCGATCTGGCGGGCATCGCCGGATCAGGGCTTGAACCTTTTCAGGTCGCTGATTGAACCACACCATAAAGTCCTCGTTTTCAAAAATGCTTGCTTCTGCTGCCATTTCAGAGCTTCCCTTCTCGCACGGCCTTCTGCGCCAGGTCGATCATGGTGATGAGGGCCATCTTCGTTTTCTTTGTCATGCTTTTCCACTGATTCGGGCAGATGTAGACCTTGGCGCGGACCTTACGAAACAGCGCGTAGTCGTCGAGAATGCGCTGGTCATGGCGACACACTGGACCCCCGCTTTCATCAAAAACCCTGCACTCGACGCCGGTCCAGACAGCCTGCAGCCGGCTCGGCAGTTTCCCATTACACGTGGATCCGGTTCTGGTCCGGAGTGTCCCGGCCGGTTGGACGCGGGGGGCCACGTGTTGCCCGGAGAGTTCGCCGGGCTTGGGTTGGCGCGTGGGGCATTTCATTTCTGGGCGACCTGTTTGTCCGCGGTCTCGAAGGAGACCTTGGGGGTCGTTTCGGTTTCGCAGAGTTTGATTAGCTTGGCGGCGTCGCGGCCGAGGACTTCCCGGGCCATCTCGCGGAAGTTCGGGATGGGATGGTAGGAGACGGCCGGCATGAAGAGGGCGCGGAGGGCGTGGCCGGCGGCGGTCTTGATCTTGTCCCAGGTCTTGCCTTCACCGTCGATTTTGCTTTTGAGCGTGGGGGACGGGAAGGTGATGACGGCGACGCAGCCGTCGGCGCCTTCGAAGCGGACGCGGGAGCCCCCCCCATCGGTTTCTGTGTGTTCGTCCGGCCTGGAGTCGGCCTCTGCAATTAGCTGGGCCTTGATCTTCTTTATGAGCTTCTCGATCTCCGCTTTCTGGCGGTCGAGGACTACGGCTTCGGCGACTAGGATTTTGAGTTTACTGTCGTTCATTGGTTTTTTCCTCTGGGGTTTGATGGATCAGACATGTGTATTTGCTTTATGGCGCGTTCGAGCAATTTGATTACAGTCGAACGGGGTGCCTTGCTTGTTCTCTCCGCTAAAAGACAGCGGCGGAGGTCCACAATGCTGAAGCTGTTCGTCTGGCACGCGAGAGTACTTCGGAGGTCGTCAACAGATGTGTTTATCAGCATATAAGTGCGAGCTCCTTTTGAACGGCCGGGGGGTCTGCGAAGGCTTTTCCGAGCCTTGGAAAGCCTGTTGCAGAGGCTTTGCTGGTCAGTATCTTGCGGCGGCGGAATATCTTGATTGCACGGCCGCGGAGTGAGTTTAGGCAGTGGTTGATTTCGTCGGCGGTGACGGGGATGTAGACGCCGTTGGAGTCGGCGACCAGGGGGAACGGGAACTGGTTGAGTCTGGTCTCCAGGAGATCCTCGCAGGAGCGGCGGTTTGGAAGGCCGGCGAGGAAGGCGAGCTGTTCGATGGTTATGGCGCTGTCTTTGCCTTTGTGGTTCACCAGGATGCGCCAGACGCTCTCGAATTCCATCTGGGAATGACTATTTTGCATAGGTGGTTTCCCCCATCATTTGGCGGCGGAGTTTGATGGCCTGGAAGACGGTGTCGGAGGCGATCTGTTTTTTGTTCTTGGAGGCGATGCGGGAGGCGATCTTTAGGGTCTCGACCAGGATCCCGAGGCGGCCTTGCTCGTTGGCGATCTTGTGGCAGGTCTCCAGGAGTTCGGCGCTGGGGTTGACGTACTGTTCGACGATCGGGGCGACGTCGGCTTTTTTTATGTTGCGCGGGAGGCGGATGGGCATTCCGATGCGGCCGAGGATCTGCTCGTACTGGTAGTGCGACTTTTTCAGCTCGTCGTCGAAGCGCTGGGTGGCGATGAGCGCGAGGGCACATTTCGTGGAGTCGTGGAGGTCGCGGAGGATCTCCAGGTTGACCGGGTTGGACCGGCGATCGCCAGGGAGCAGCCGGTGGGCTTCGTCGACGATGAGGATGCGGTTTTTGTTGAAGGACCGGGCGATGCCTTCATAGATCTGCGGGACGCTGGCGTTTTTGTTTACGCCAACGGCGTCGGCGATCCGGCGGACGAACATCTTCGTTCCGCCGTAAGGGGGCGCGATGACGGAAACAGAGGTGCCGTGGTTGTTGGATTCGCGCCAGATGTCTTTGGCGACGGTCTTGCCCATCCGGCTTTCTCCGATGATGAGGGTGATGGAGTTGTTGGCCAGGGCGTAGTCGAGCCCGCCGAAGATCAGCTCGGCGATGGAGTTTTTGACGAATTCGTTTTGCTGGATGGTGCCCCTGCGGTCGATGATCTTTCGGTATCCGGTGATGGCCTGGACGGCCTTGTCCCAGGAGCCTTCATAGGTCCCTTTGAGCCAGCGATAAATGGTGGACCTGTCGTAACCGACGGCTTGCTGGGCATCGGTCCAGGACATGCATTCGTCGAGGAGGTGCTGGTGGAACCAGAGCAGGACTTGCTGGACGTTCGCAGGGAGGCCCTTCCAGTTCCCCAGGTTCAGCGGGATGTTGATCCTGCTGTGTGCGCTGTACGCTTCTGCTTTTGTAGAGGCGTCGATCTGATCGGATGTTGTTTCGGACATTTATTCGTTCTCCTGTGTTGTTCTGAGGATCCCCGCAATATCTTCGGCTGAAAATTCTTCCGGGCTTTCGCCGGCCGCGTGCTCGGTCGCGGCGGCGCGGCCGCCGGCGTCGACGGTTACGGCGTCGAGCTTTTCTTCCTCGTCCTTTTCCGCTCTCGTGACGGCGGCGCCGCTGGTAATCTTTTTCAACGCCATCGCATTCTGACTGCGGATGGCCTCGGCGTCGTCGGCTTCCGATTCGTGGCGCAGGCGGTATTCAGCAAGGCGGACCGATTCGTTATGGGCGGCCTCGCCCATCGCGCGGACGATGGCGTGGGTGTCGGCGCGGGAGACGGCGACCTGGCGGGTGCAGACGCCGATGTACCGGAGGCGGGCGTCGCAGACGAAGAGCTTGGTCGGATCGAAGGGGTTCACGAAGGTGTTGTAGGTCTCTTCGTCTTCCAGGAGGACTTTGTGGCCGTAAGGGTTCTGCGCGATGGCGACGAAGACCATCGTGGACGGGGATATCTCCTTGTCGTCGAGTTCGAACGTGCCGCGTTTTGTGACCTTGCGTTCGACGGCCAGGTCCTGGCCGCAAAGCATTGGGATCATGTGGTCGCCCAGTTTTTTCAGCGGGGAGCGTTGCGCCCAGACTTCGGCCGGCGATTGTTTTCTCCACTGGTGAAGGCCGGCGTTTGAATTGACGATGGCTTCGATGGCGGCGCGGCGCTCGGGATCGACGGCGGACAGCGTCGAATCGTCGAACCAGGTCAGGTCGTTGATCGCCAGGCGATACTGCCCGGAGATCAGCCCGGCCTCTTCCCACCCTTCCAGGTCGTGGTTGTGGCGCTGGTCGATCATTTTGTAGAGCATGTCGACGATGCGGGTGTAGAGGAAATAGGGAGGAAACTGGGGACGGATGTTTTCAAGGAGCCAGGCGATACGATCGGCCGGCTGAGTTTCGATGACGGCGTCGATGGCGCGGACGAGGGCGTTGAAGGATGCCTCGCGGCCGGAGTGCTCTTCCGGTCGGTCTTCGCGGGAGTTGCTGCCGGTCTGTCCGGCGAGATAGCGGGCGTAATTGTGCGGGAGGTTGTGCGATGATTCCAGGGCGGCTTTCAGGCGGAAGTTACCGTGCTGGTTCCCGCGCCAGGCGCCGAGGATCGCCGGCTTGTCTTCTATTCCGGAGCGGTTGCAAACGATTTTTCCTCCGGAGTGGTCGGAGAGCAGCTTTTCCACGTCGTCGCTTGCGGCCGCGGTACCGTGTTCAAGGACGAGCTGACACCCTTCCGGCCAGTAGCCGATCTGCGTCGCCCAGTACGCGAGCATGAACCGCATGTCTGATTCTTTTAGGTTCACGCGCTTGCCGGTTACTTCGTCACGGATTCGGGGTTTGATGCCGTAGCAGATCTTCGAGGCGGAAAACAGATCGAGCATACACAGCTCGATCGGCCGGACCAGGGCCTTGTTGATGCCGATCATCGAGGTGTCGATGTCGTGCCATAGATCGTCGGCCATGACGATCTGGCCGGGATGAAGGCCGACCCTGGTGGTGATGACCAGGGGCATACAGGACTTCGCGGCGGAGCGGCCGATCCGGGCGAGACGCTTCTCGGCCTGGGTTGGCCCGGCGATCCGCTGCAGGTTGGCATACGACCAGCCGGCGGGGCGACCGTAGACGCCGGGCTTCGGCCATTCGTGGTAGCCGGGGACTGGGGTCCCGCAGCGCCAGGATCCGAGCGCGGTGTCGTAAGCGCGGCGGAAGTTCCCGCCGTAGTTTTCGCAAAGGCCCTTGAGCCAACGGACCGTTTCAACGGGGATGCCGACGTCGCGGGTTCCGGCCTTTGCCCAGTTCACCAGGCCGCGCCATCCGGTTGCTTTGTACAGGTCGAATTTGCGGCGAGCGGTTTTCAGCGAGACGCCCATAACCTGCGCGGCCTCGGAGATCCTCTTGCCCCGGCCTGCCCGGGGGCCGTCGATCGCCGGTTTCAAGGCATCCATCCAGCGGCGCATTTCGGTGAGCGATTCGGCCGGGAGTGTTGCCATTTCAATCGAGTCGTCTTCGACGCGAAGCGGAGCAACAGACTGATATGCGCACAAGTCTTGCATGATCAACCTCTGGGTTTACGTTCGACGACCTCTTTCAAATCCCTTGCAATGGTCGCGCAGATGGCCTGCAGGCCGACGAGCACATCGCGCGGCATGTATGACCAGGACTTGCGTTCGACGCCCTCCTGGTGAAGCCTGGCGATGAATTCATTGGTCCAATACCGTTTCGCGGCGTCCTCTTTCCTGGCCTCGCCTTTCAGTGGAGGCGTATCGCCCGGGTGATGGCCGCCGCGGGGTTTCGGGTCCGGGTTCCCGAACGCCAACAAAAGCTGGCGCTGGGATTTTCCCTGGAGAAAGTCTTCGATGGCAGCCCGGGCTTTGAGTTGCTTGGCGGTGAGGTGCTCCGGACTCGCGTCCAGGAGCAGGTACAGATCGACCTTGATCCCGAGTTCGAATTCCTTTTTTACGCCGTCAGCGAGGGTCATGAAGCGGTAGGCGGTAGAGTGGTTAATTGTTGGGCATTTTTCGGCCAACCAGGCTGATAAACCCTCTCCGGGCTTGTGTAAGTTGTTGATATTGCCTTGTCCACGTGCGGACAAGGTGCGCCGCAAATGCTGCATCATCGCGCCGAATTTCACGACCTGGAAGAGGCCGGAGACGGCGACCTGGTACTGTTCCGAGAGCTGGCGGGCCATTACTGAATCCTGATCAACCTTGGCTGGCATTGTCTGCTCCGACATAGCGAATTCCTTTCTTCTGGGTTTCAAAGAGGATGCTGTTTTCCAACGTGGCGACGGCCTCCGGGGATGCGTAGATGATGACTTCGAGCCTGGACTGGTCTTTGCCGTCGATCCGCTTGATGATCACGAAGTCGTTCACGCGCTGGCCTCCACGAAATCGTTGACCTGTTTTTCGATTTCGACCTTGAATGCGTCGGCATCCTTGCGGCCGAAATAAATCATGGAGGCTGGGATGGAGAGGTCGAGGTCGGAGAGTTTCAGGACGTTGAGTTTGATACCAACAACGAAGTTTAGGAAGCGTTGGACTTCTTCGCGGCCTTCAGCGCACCATTTCGACTCTTCGTAAAGTCGCTCATAGGCGGCGTCGATCCAGCTTCTGGCGGTGTCATGAAGTCCAGCACGGAACGACTTAACGGCGCGGATGACGTCCTTCCCTGCCTCTTGCACTGAGTGTGCGTTGATCTCGATCATTTTCTTTCTCCTGTTCTGGTTTTTCTTCTATGCCCGCGCGTTTTTTTGCGAATCGGATGACGCTCGGGCGAAAGAATAAGTAGTAGGGCTTTTCAGCGCTGGCGACGTTTATGCCTTCGATGTGGCCTTGCTCGCGCCATTGGCTGATCAGCGAGACGGACAACCCAAAAGCGCACGCGATATCGGACGTGGTGACGAAATCCTTCGGCGGGAGGCGACCTTCCACGGCGTCGATCAGCGTCGCGTACTTTTCGCGGGGGAACAGATCGGCATGGCGTTGGTCTGTCATGAGGGCCTCCGAGTCAGTCGTTGATACCGTTTGTAAAGGCGTGGGGAACTTCGTTTTCCGCGAATGACGAGGCCGAGGTGTTGACGGGTTACGCCGAGGGTTAAGGCGTGGCGGCCGATGCCTGCTATTTTTGGGGCGCGTTTGCGTTTTACATCCTTGATTGGAACGGTTACTATCATGGAATAGAAAATACACCAATTGGTAAATTGGTCAATACCAATTATGAATTATATGGGGAATATTTCGAAGCGGCTGATCGAGGCCCGAGGGGATCGGACACAGGCCGAATTCGCACGTTTTCTTGGAATAAAGAACCAGGTCACGCTGCAGCGTTACGAAACGGGTGAGCGCACACCGAACGGTATTATTCTTTACCAGATAGCCAGCAGGCTTGGTATATCGATGGAGGAGTTGCTGCTTGGTTCGGAAACGGCGCAAAACACAATGGTCGTGCGTGAAGCCTCTCCGGAATATGGAAGCAAAAGAAACCTTTCCACGCTGATCAAGGAGATCGCCGATGTCAGCGGATTGGATGAAAACGAAATTCGTCAGGCCATAGCGGCACTGATGGCTGTCAAGAAATAGGAGGGTTTACCCATGCTCCTGATACTTATTGGAATCATTGCCTCTCTCGCCATCATCTTTCTCGCCCTCGTCCCGGCCTTCATCCTCCGCGAGATTCAGGCGTGGCGGAAGGAAAGCGCGGCGATGGCCCGGGAGCTGCACGACGTCAAGCTGGCGCTCGCTTCGAAGCGGGTGCAAGAAAACGTCGTTCAGAAACCTGCGCTTGGAGTTCAGGAAAAAAAGGTTTACGAGGTTTTCCCAGCGAGAGCATAAAAGAACGGCGGCGACGACGCGCCGCCCTCCAGGCCCCGGAAGCTGTTTCGGGGCCTTTTTTTATTTGTTCGCTTGGTTCCGCTAATCGCCTACCTGCGCGTTGATCGCGCGATTTCCCGCGTTCGTATAACACCTTTTTGGGGGCGTGATAAAACTGGCGCCTGTATGAAGCGATCGGTGTCAACAAAGGAGCAGAGGCAATGTAACGCTGACGACATATCGATCTCCTGTGCTGGGAAGCGGGCGGTGTCAATCGGATGCGCCGCCCGTTTTCTTTCTCCGGAGGTCATTGTCGCGCGGGTGCTGATCGCGATCGGGCAAGCCATCGAAGAGTTTTCACGCCGATCCAATCCCGGAGCACGCTCATGATCAAAACCGCCGCCGATAATCTCGCGCCGTTTCTTCCACTGGTTATCGGGCAGGCGACAGAAGTCGGGGCGACGGAAATCGGGCGTTGGCTCCTGGCTTTCGCCGCCGTAGCCGTGATCGCGCATCAGATCATGGGCGCCGTCGAGAAGTTCAGGAAATTAACGGCCGAAAAGCAGGCGGAAAAGCCGGTCCCCTCGGAGACCTATCAAACAATCGAAAAGTGCAAAATCCTGCACGAGCAAACGGAGCGGGCACAGGCGTACACCGCGGCGAATATGTCCGAGCGCATGACCGGGATGTCCCACAAGATCGAGGCGCTCAAGGATAACGTGAATGAGCAATTCCAGAACGTCTTGAGGGCGATTGGCCGACTGGAGGGAGGATCCCATGGCGAGAACAATTGATCGCGAGCTGGTGATGGACACGCTCCGGGTCCTGAAACGCTCCGGGGAATACCTCTACCCGCTGGATGTGCTGTACACCGCGGTGAATGGAAGCCGGATCGATCCCGTTCAGCTTTCCACGTTCAAGGATCACGTGGCGCACGCGGAGGAAAAGGGCTGGATGGAATACCGGGTGGACAGGATCGACGGGACGAAACGCTGGTACATCACGACCGCCGGAGAAACGGCGCTCGCGAAAGGATGATTTCGGGAATGAACCGGGCACACACAAAATCACCGAAAGGGAATCAGGCCCGCAGGTTTCGTTCCCTGACTTCGGTTGGAGGTTGGCAATGAGCATCATCGGGAAAACAGACGACGGCGATCTGATCGTCAAGGTGTCGGCGGTTGAAGCTGAGGCGATGAAGAATGCGGCCGAGGCGCTGATGGACCTGGTTGGGGCCAAGTTCCCGGTTATCGCGCGGAATTCGTCGATCGCTCGGAGGACGGCGCCGACGGGGATCGAACCGGCCGCAAGGACTCCGCGCAGATCCGCGCGCAAGCCGTCGCGGGCAAAGAACGACCGGAACAAGGTCTGCGACGTGTGCAGGCGTAAGTTTTACGACGATTCGAAGACGAACACCCGGAAGTGGTGCGGGGCCGGTGGATGCAAGCGGTCTGGCACGGCGTTACACCCGGACGACCGGCCGAAAGAGCATGGGCGGGTCCTTCCGCTGCATGATCCTGCGGAGGGCGGATGAGGAAAGCGCGGTCAGATTCGGCGTTGAAGGTTCTGCCGGACAAGAAACAGGAGGCGATCATTGTGTACATGCATGATCACAGCCTGGACGAGACCGTGGCGTATTGCTCCGACACCCTTGGGGTGAAGACTTCCCGCTCGCGCGTTTCCGAATTCTTCTCCTGGTGGCACGTGACGAAGTCGCTGACGCAAGCCCGGGATTTCGCCGATCAGCTCCGCAACGACCTGAAAACCATGCCGAACGTGAACCTGGACGATGACGCCGTGATGCGGATCGGCCAGAAGGCATTCGAGCTCCAGGCGGTGAAGACGCGCGACGCGAAGCTGTTCATCGGCCTGCGGAAACTGAACCAATCGGAACGGGTTTTGAAGCTGGAAAAGGACAAGTTTGAATTCGACGCGGCGAAGGCGTGCTTGAAGGCGCTGCCGGCATTGAAGGCGATCGCGACGGATAAGGGCCTGGATGAAAACGAGAGGCTGAACGCGGTGCGCGAGAAACTCTTCGGAGATTTGCCTGAGTGAAAAAGAGCATCATCCAATTTCGTCCGTACCAGAAGCCGGTCTTCATGGACCGGAAGACCGGTACACAGGTCCTGCACTGGTCGCGCCAGATCGGCAAGAGCTTTACGCTGGGCTCGTGGGCGGTTGACCGGCTCCTCACCCGGCCTGGCCGTCTCGTGACGGTGCTTTCCAATTCCCGCGACAACGGGGCCGAGTTTGTTCTGAAATGCGCTGACGTGTGCGACAAACTCGGAGCGGCCTTCGAGCGGGTCGACGAGTCGCCGGATCTGCTGTTCGAAAACATGCGGATGGAAGTCCGGATCACCGTGAAAGGAAAGGCCGGCCGGATCAAAGTGCTGGCCGCCAACCCCCGGACCGCTCGCGGGTTCTCCGGCGACCTGGTCCTGGACGAATTCGCGTTTCACGAAAACAGCCAGGCGATCTGGGAGGCGGCCGAGCCGATCCTTTCGTCGAACCAGGACTATCTCTGCCGGATCGCCTCCACGGGCAACGGCCGGCACAACATGTTTTACCAGATGGCCTCCGGAGGCGTGTTCCCGCTTTCCCGCGTGACGCGGACGGAAGCCTGGCAGCAGGGCGTAAAGATTTACGACCCGATCACCCGCCAGCCGATCACTCCGGATGAAGCCCGCGCAAAAGCGCTGGATAAGCGGGCCTACGATCAAAATTACGAGTGCGGTTTCGCCGACGAGAATATGGCGCTGTTGACGCATGAGCTGATCAGCGCGGCGGAGCGCGACGGGATCTGCGTGATCTGCGACCAGGACTGGAACGGCGCCGCCCAGGACATGTTGATGGCTGCCCAGGGCGACCTGTACGTCGGCGTCGACGTCGGGCGCAACCGCGATTTGACGGTGATCAGCGTGATCGAGCGGCTCGGAGAGATGAGAATCCTGCGGGGCTTGCTCCGGATCTCCGGGATGCGGTTGCCGCAGCAGCAGGAACGGCTGGGGTTTGCCTGCCGGATGCCGAAGTTCCGCCGGGCCGCGATCGACATGACCGGCCTCGGGCTCGGGCTTTTCGAATACAGCCAGGATGCGTTCGGCGCCGGCCGGATCCAGGGCGTGAACTTTTCCTCGACCGTCCCGGCCACCGCGGCGATCCGCGCCGAGGGCCGCAAGCGCGAGACCGTCCGCGTCACCGAGGCGATGGCCGTCGCCATGCTCCAAACGTTCGAGGACAAGCGGATACAGATTCCCATCGACTTGCAGCTCCGCGACGATCTGCGCAAGCCCGAAAAGATCACGACACCAGGCGGCCGGACGTCGATTGCCGCGACTCGCGACTCCGCCGGGCACGCCGATCATTTCTGGAGCCTGGCCCTGGCCGAGGAAGCCGGAGCCGGCGGGCCTCCCCCGATGAAGCCCCGGGCATTTCGTTCCATACGGTCGCTTGTGATGAAAGATCGAAGAGATAGGACGGTGCTGGCATGACCCGCTCGCGTTCAAAGATTGGAAACAAGGCGCCGAGGAAAGCAAGGCCGACGATAAAGAACGCTGCGCCGGCGCGGCCGCGGGGCGTGTCGATCGGTCAAATGCTGCGCGCGGCCGATCGATGGCGCGAATCCCACAACCCGCTGCGCTCGATGACGATTTCCCGGGCGGTCTCGCTGATGGAGTCGGCGCAGCGCGGAGACTTCGCCGACCTGATGTGGCTGTATCGCTTCGTCGAGATGACGGACGCTATCCCGTTCGCCCTGGTGACCAGGAGAAAGAGCGCGTTGGCCGAGCTGGACACGAACATCAAGCTCGTCGACCAGGAGCGACAGACAGACGGGTACGACGAGGCGCTTGCCAAACGCCAGCGCGACTTCCTGCGGGCCGCCTATGATCGGATCGATAACCTTTACGAGGCCGTGAAACACCTGGCCTTGTCGACGTTCCGCTCGTATTCGCACGTGCAGATTCATCGCGACGAAATGGGCTTGCCCATTCACCTGGAGCCGTTGAACCAGTGGAATTTCGTCCGCAACGGAATGCATGGGGCCTGGAAGTGGAATCCCGACGCGCAGATGACGACTTTCAACTCGCTGCCTGCAGAAAACGAGATCGGCGCGGACGATTTGCGGCGGGAAGATTTCATCATCCGCGAAAACGAGCTGCATGTGGACCGGATCTCGACGATCAAGTACATCCGCAAAAATCTCGGGGAAAAGAACTGGGCCGGGTTCGTGGAAGTGTTCGGGGTCGACAACGCCTGGATCATCATGCCGCCCGATGTTCCGGCGGATGAAGAGGACGATTACCAGACGGCCGCGGAGAACGCGATCAGCGGCGGATCGTTGCCGAACGGGTCGGATGTGAAGTTTGCCAGCGCGATGCGCGGGGCGACGCCGTTCCGCGATTATATCAAGTACCTCGACGAGCAGGCGGTGATCGCGGGGACCGGCGGACTCCTGACCATGCTCACGGAAGCCGGATCCGGGACGCTGGCCGGCGGTGCGCACGAGGACACGTTCAAGTCGATCGCCCGGGCCGAAGCCCAGGAGATATCTGAAATCCTCCAGGAGCAATTCGATAAGCCTCTTCTCCGGGCGGAGTTCGGCGCCGATGCTCCGATCCTGGCGTACTTCGAGCTGGCCGCGAACGAAAGCCGTCGGCCGGCGGACATCCTCGACGATTGCGTCAAGGCCCGCAATGCAGGGCTCACGGTGGACCCGGAAGAAATCTCCGAGCGCGCTGGATACAAGCTGACGCTCACCCCGCAGCAGCAGATCCCAGGCGAGACGCCCCCCCCGTTCATGACCCTGGGATCTGCTCGCAATCGAATCCGGAACGCGGCGCCGGGATCCGGGCCGGACAACGAGATCGCCGGCCGGCTCCTTGCGGCGGCCCGCGACCGTCTTGCAACGGCTCAGCACAGCGCTCTCCAGCCCGTTGCAAAGGCCCTGCAGAAGCTGCTGGCCGAATCCGAAGGAATGGCCGAAAAAGAGCGCGACGCGCTGCTGATCGAATTCCGCGACAAACGCCTCCCTCAGCTCCTGAAAGAGATGGCGGACAACGGAGAGATCCAGAAAGTCCTGACGGAACTCATGTCGGCCGGGCTCGCGAGCGGATGGGCCACCGGCGCCGAAGCGACGGGAGGGGCGAAATGATCGCGTTGTATAAAGGCGTCTCGTTCACATCGACCGTTATCCGGGCTTTCACCTGGTCCGATTACACGCACGCCTCGTGGACGAATGACGATGACCTTTCGGAAATCGAGGCGTGGACAAAAGGCGTCGTCGAGGTCCCGTACTTCGGAACGAATCACACCCCCGGAACGTCGGTTGATTTCTTCCGTCCGTTTTTGTCTGTCGGGGAAGAGCAAGGGCTGGTCGAGTTTTTACGGAAACAGATTGGAAAGCGTTACGATTTTGCCGGGGCTCTCGGGTTTGCCACGCGAAACGACAAGGCCCAGGACCAGGATGCCTGGTTCTGCACAGAGCTGATCTTCGCGGGCTTCGTACATATCCGACAGCCCCTGCTCGCCAGGATCCCCGCGCACAAGGTTTATCCGGGGCTTTTGAGTTACTCGCCGAAACTGATCCACGCGATGACGCTGCAAGTAAAAGAAAGGGCACAAGATGAAGCGATTACTTTTGTTGAGCGGATGCGCTCTGTTGGTTCTCTGTAACGGATGCGCCTCGTACCTGGTGAACACTCACTACCGCGACGCGCTGGCCAAGAAAGCCATGACCGTCGAGGCCCGCGACAACGCGGCATTTGTCGGCATCGATATTTCCCGGATCAGCGCGGTCGCGGAGCATCCCTTCGCGCATATCGCGGCGGCCGTGGTCGATGGTGGCTGCGCGGTTCTTGCCGTGAAGGGCATCGAGAAGATCGCCGACAACCTGGAGGACGATCAGGCCGACGAAGGAAAGGTCGCGATCAACAACTACGGAAACGGAACGATCGTTTACACGGGAGACGGAAGCGGTACGGCCTCCTCCGATCAATCCGTCACGGAAGGTGCAGAATGAAGATCGACGCATGGCTTTTTGCTGTGGCGCTGCTGGCCGCTTTTCTGTGCGGCTGCGCGACCATGCCTGGCGTCCCGGCCGGGTACCAGGACGACACGACGCCGACACATAACGGCGAGAAATGGGTGGGCGGATAATGAAACTCCTCATCGTCGATACGCAGGGCGAACAAATCAGCGAGGCTTTCAAAAAGCTGCTGCCCGGCCTTGAGCTGATCGGGCACGAGATGGCCGAGACCAGGGGAACGCCGTGTCACGAGCATGGGAGTTTCTGCGGATGGCTGTCCGGGGTTCCGCTGGTTGTCGTCGGCGGTCACCACGAGGTGCATTTCGCGCGGATCTTCGATCAGCAGGCGCGGGAGGTCGTCAATTCCGACCAGTGGCTGCTCGATCTGATCGCGCAGCTCAGGCCGGACGTGATCAGCCGGTCCTGGGGCCTGTGGGACCAGGACAGCGAACTCGGCGCGATGGCCGGGCGCATCATGTACGGGGACTGGGTCTCGGAATACGTGAAGCTGCAGGCGGATATCGGATTCGTCGATTTCGGCGCGGCCGGTAACGAGGACGAGCTGGACGCCGACAACGACGTCGCCTTTCCGCAGCAGCTCATGCCCGATGTTTCCAACATCATCGGCGCTTGCCGGCGCGATGGCGTCCCGACCGAATGGTCGAGCGATGGGGATGGCGTTCAGTGCGTGATGTGGGGCGATAAGATCTGGTCGCCCGATCAAAACGGGCTTTTCCGGCTGTGGTCCGGCACATCGGCCGCGACTCCGAAGGCGGCCGGGGCCTGCGCGGCCTCTGGGCTGTTTAACTTATCCTGGCGAGAGGCGGTCATCCAGACGGCGGATAAACCCTATGGCGCAGAGCTCCCCCATCCGAAATACGGTTTTGGGTGCATGGAAGAAGCCTGGCAGAAGTTCGCCCGGATCGCGCCGGCGGCGATCATGCCGCCGCATTCGGTTCTTGGAGTCAGCAGCGCGAGCGTCACCCCTGAATTTATGGAGTTCCGGAGACTGCGCTGATGCGCGTTATGAAAAAGCACGAAGAGGCGATTCAAGTGATCACTGATCGGATCGGGCTCCTGCAGACGAATCTGCGGGAGGATGGCGGAAAAATGACGGAAGAGGAAAAACACCATTTGCGAAAGCGAATCTATCTCCTGGAGATGACGAAGATGGGCTTGGTGATCGACCAGGAAAATTCCGGAGGAAAGCCGTTTTGAACGACTTGCCCGAAAAACGAACAGAATGCCCCCTAGCGGCGTTTCCGGGGTATCCACGCCCGCGCACGGGGCGATCGTCGTTTTGCAACGAGGTTCTGGCGAAATGCAACAAGGTCTGGAGGCAAACGTAATGGAAAATGACTACCCGGCGATGAATTGCCTGATTTCGAACAGCGACGGCGGGTTCCCGGCCGACAAATGGTACCAGATCGCCCCCATTGGCGAGTTTTGGGGGATCAACGAGGTTGCCGGAGGCGGGAAGGTCAGCAACAAGCTGGTCAAACAGCATCTCGACCAGGAGGCGCTCCTGGCGATCGTGGCAAACTTCGAAACGGCCAAGACGAGCGCTGGAGCGAATTTCGCCGGGCTTCGGATCGACCGCGATCACCTCTCCGAAAATGACGACCAGACGACGGAAGCGATGGGCTGGATCAAAAACCTCGAAGCCAGGGCCGACGGGCTTTATGCCCAGATCGACTGGAGCGACGAAGGCGAGAAGGCCATCGCGGGAAGACGGTATAAGTTCGTCAGCCCGACCTGGTTCTTCTCTGTGATCAAAAACAGCATCCCGGTGCCGGCGCAGATCACGAACTACAAAACGTTCGACCTGGTGCGGCCGATCCGCCTGGACTACCTGGCGCTGACCAACCGACCGAATCTCAAAGGAATGAAACCGTTGTCGAATCGTGGCGGCGACGGAATCGCAGACGGAAACCACGGAGATCAACAGAAAGGACAGAGCATGGATTACAAGGCCATGTTGCTCAAAGTCCTGGGACAGCCTCCGGAGGCGACGGACGAACAGATCCAGACCGCCTGCGATGCGCAAACCGGGACCGCGGACAACACCAAGAAGGAAATCGAGACGCTGAAGAACCGCGTCGCCGAGTTCGAAAAGACCGAACTCGACGCCAAGGTCTCCAAGGCCCTCGACGATCACAAGGGCAAAATCAAGAACAAGGACGACGTCAAAGCCCAGCTCGAAAAGGACTTCGACGGGACCCTGAAGATCCTCAACGGGATCGCCGCGGTCGAACAACCCCGCTCGCGGATTCTTAACCGCGAAGACGGGAAGGCTCCGGCCAGTTCCGACGCGGATGTCATTCGCAATCGCGACCGGGATGCATTCGTGGAAGAGGTGCGCATCAAGAATGGTTGCAGGACACGATCGGCGGCGTGGGATATCGCCGCGCGTCAGAAGCCTGAACTGTTCGCCTAAACCTGAAAACAACAAACCAACAACCAACGAAAAATAGGAGTTAGAAATCATGGGAGCATTAACGAAGGTGTTCGTAACAGGAGCCACCTCACTGGAGGACAAGGAAGGTTACTCGGTGAAGTGCGCGAGCGGTCTGGCGGAATTGTCCGGGGCGTCGATCCTGGCAATCGGTGTCGTGCGTCGTGGCGGAGCAATCGGCAAGACCTCGGACATTGCCATGCCGGGCGAAATTGCGCCGGTGAAGTATGGCGGAACGGTTAACGCCGGCGACACGCTGCTGATCAATTCGTCCAGTACGTTTGAAGCCTCCACGCCGTCGGACGGAGATATCATCGGGGCAAAGGCCATTGAAGGTGGCGTTTCCGGCGATGTCAAGGATGCGCTGATCATTCCGGCCACGAGATACGAAGCGGGCTGAGAGAAAACAGAACCAACAACAAAATCACGAGAAAAAGGAGTTAATCAATGGCTACAAATCCCCAAGGGGCCTATGTCAACCAGCCCCTCACAGACTACGCATTCGGAATCTTCCAGGACTATGAAAAAATCCTGTCGGATGCGGACTTCCTGGCGCCGCGCGTCATCACGGGCGCTGCGATCGGAAATTATCAGATATTCGACTCGCAACAGGCGTTCATCACGTATGACGCCAACCGCGCGATCGGTGGCGGCAGGACCCGGATCAAGTTTTCCGGTTCTGTCGGTTCGTTCAACTGCGACCCGAAGAGCTTGGAAGTCGGCCTGGACGACGCCGAAGTCTCTCGTGCCGCCGGGAAAAGGGAGAACATCGAGAGGAGCAAGATTCGAACCTTGCTCAACGCATTCTCTCTGTCGCGGTTCAACCGGGTTTACACGAAGGCGACCACGTCCGGTAACTACACGGCGGCCACAACCGCGAATGCCGGGAAATGGACGGAAGCGAACATCGACCCCGTCAAGCAGATCGATGACGGCGTCGCGCAGATCGAGTCGCTCAGCGGCCTGGTCCCGAATCGTCTGATGATGGATCTCGCGTCGTGGATCAAATTCCGTAATCACCCGGAAGTGCGGGGTCGATTCCCTGGCGCCCCTGTCGTGGGGATCTCATTGGCGCAAGCGGCGGGACTGTTTGCTGTCCCGATGGAGATCCGGATCGCGAAGGGTACGAAGGCCACCGCGGGCTTCGGAAGCTCGACGACGACGAAGGCTTCGATCGTAAGCTCCACGGCCCTGTTGTTCTACGCCCAGGATCAGGTGACGGAGTACGATCCGACCGCGTTGAAGACCATGACCCCGAATCCGGAGTCGTTCCAATCGGTGAAGCAGTACCGGGACGACACCTGCGCGTCGGACATGTTCTATATCGACGTCGAGGAGGACATCGTGGCGGCCAGCGCTCTTCTGCTGGTCAAATACGCGATTACGTAATCAACCGTCCGGGGGTTGGAAGGCTTTCTTCCAACCCCTGGAAGAATTCGAAACAAGAAACAGAAAAAACGGAGGAATCAAGAATGCAGAAGTTCTTTTTAACATTCGCCGCCTTGATCGTTCTGGCGGTGATCCTGTTCGGTACGGCGCAGGCCGGGAATGTGTACGACCGAACGGTCGTTTCAAGCACGGCGTCGAATGGCGTTGTGTATTGGACGAATCTCACAGACTACGCGGCGATCAAACTGAATCGGCTGGGCGTCGAACGCGCAACGTCCGCCACGAACATGGTGTCGTTCTACCGGATTACGGCTGATGGCCTGTACACCCAGGCGATCGGCGCAGTAACCTGCGCGAGCGGCGCAGGGGTTCAGGCGACGTTGACCACCACCTATCTCAAACCCGGCGACAAGATTCGCGGGAATGGGTGGGACTCGACCGTTGCGGTGAGCAACACCTATCGGGCGATGTTCGAATACGAGGTTCAGAAGCACTAAGGGAAAATTCCAAGGGTTGGAAATTCGGGTGACCGTTTTTCCAACCCTTGGAAAAGGGTTTGCAATGGCCTGGATAACCATAACGGAAGCGGATGTGCAGACGCGGTTGACGGCGCCGGAGTTGACGGCCGTGAAGTCGATCGCGCTGGCCCCCGGGCAGGCGGCCGTGCTGTCGGAGATCGTCGGCCAGGTAGTGGACGAGATCCGGGGCTATGTGGCGGCCTATCGCGCGAACACGCTGGGGGCCGGGACGACGATCCCGCAGAAACTCCTGGGCGCGGCGCTGGCGATGATCCGGTACCGCCTGGCCACCAGGTTGCCCGTCCGGTCCCTGCTCACCCAGGAGCGCGTGGACGAGAATTCGGCGGCGATCAAGCTGCTGGAGCGGGTGGCGGATGGAAAGTTCGCCCTGGAAGAGCCCACGACGGCCGATACGGAGACCGTTTCTTCCCCTTCTCCCCACGTGACGGCCGTGGACCGACATTTTAAGACCGAGGATCAGGACGGAATTTAATGAGGTGAAAGCATGAGCGATAAAAAGACAGAGCAGGCGAAGGTGACCAGGGCGGCCGTCGAGACGGCCTTGAAGGAAGCCGGATACACGCACGCTTATTTCAAGGAGCTGGTGATCCAGGAGAAGGGCGTCGACGTGAAGGTCGTGGACATTTTCATCGACCCGTCGCACGCGACGGACGCGAAGACCGGCCGGCGGTCGGCGATCGTGGATCCGCAGACGAAGAATTACGCGGCGCTGGCCGTGGCGAAGAAACTCGGCCTGCAATTCCGCGAGCTGCAGGAGTTCAACGGCGAGACGGTGATCCTGCGCTGGGTGCGCAATCTGGAGTAAAATCAATGGCCGACGACATCGTCATACCGCCTGGTGCGGTCGGGGAGCTTCAGCAGTTCGTTTATGGGCTTCTCGCCGCCGATGCTTTCTTCGCGGACATCCCGGTGCTGATCGAGCGTAAGAAGGAAATCAATTACGAGATCGATCGGGCGATGAAGGCGCTGCAGGGCCAGGGCGGCGCCATCGGTATCTTTTGCGTGGTGGCCACGCCGAAGCTGACGGTCACTTACCCAAACATGCCCGGGCCGGTCTTCGACGACGTGGATCTCTACGTCCGGACGATCGAGGATGTGACATCGAACCAGTCGCCCGGCGGGACGATGAAACAGGCGGCGGACGTGTCGAAGAAAGTCAGCGAGCTGTTGCATCAGAAGTCGAAGCCGGATCTCTGCCAACCCTTCCTCTGCAAGTATTCGCAGGCGGTGGCCGATCCGGATTATTCGGCGAATGTGGTTTACGACGCGGTGTTCAAAACCGGTTTGAAAAAATAGAAAAAGGAGATAGTCATGGCATTTGACAGAACAACGTTAATTCACGGCCCCGCGATCATCACTTACGACAGCCAGGTCATGTACACGGCCGGCGACATCAAGGTGACCCCGAAACTCATGACTGTCGACCAGAAAATGAGCGCGTTCGGCCGGGTCGGGTACCGCCTGGACGACATCGCCGTCGAGATCACTTTCACGCCGATCGGCAAGTGGGCGTATTACGCGAAGCTGCTCCCGCACACGACCCCTGTTCCCGGGACCTCTCTGGCCGGGGCGACGGATAAGAACGTGACGATCCAGACGATCGCCGGCGTGCTCGAAACCTGGAATACCGGGTTCGTCTCGAAGATGCCCTCGGCCACGTTCTCGGCGACGAAGCCGATCTGGGGCGCCGTGACGATGACGTGCATCGGAAAGAACAACACGGCCTGGACGGATGCCGCGAAGCGCTCCGTGATCGCCAGCAATGCGTTTGCGGATACCTCTTTCGCGATCGCGGACGAAGTCCGCCAGGCTTACACGATCGCCTGGGGATCCTCTGCACCCTGGACAACGATCAATACGGTCGACGGAATAACGATCGAGGGATCAATGAGCCCGAAGGCCGTGCAGTTGGACTCCGAGGGCACGATGGATTACCGGATGGGCGAAGAGGGCGTCGAATGGGTGGCGAAGTGCACGCCCGCCGGCGTGACGGAAACCCAGCTCAACGACCTCCTGAAGACCCAGGGAACCGGGGTTTCCCGCGGTGCGCTGATGTCCGGGAATGCACAGATCCTGAATATCTCCGGAACGGGCGTTTACGTCCGGATGTACCTGGCTTTTCCAAGGATTGGAAATTTGAGCCACAACGCCGGCGCAAACCGCATCGGCGATCTGGAATTCGTCGCTCACCCTGGTGTCGCGACGGGCGCCCAGAGTGCGCTGATTTACTTCGGAACCGCGGCGCCGGCCTGATTTGCATGAATGAAGATCATCCTACAAGTTGGAGGCGCAGACGTGGCCACGCTCTGCAACGGTCCGGAGCGCGGCCTGGGGCTGCATGTCGGGCCCAGGTTCACCTCGATCAGCGCGCCGATCGTTACCCAGGTGCAGCAGTTCCTACGGGCGACCCATGCGAAGTCGAAGAATCGCGGGAACCTGCTCACCCCGCTTTCTTTTGAGGTCGACGTCCAATTCGCGGAGATCTACCTGGCCGAGAACTACATGCGGCGGTACCGAATGACGCTGCAGCGCGAGGGCGACATCGTCATTACGTCGACCAGCCCCGCGAAGGTCAACTACGTCGACAAGTTCACGAATTCGACAATTAACGACGTCTCCATTACCCAGATGGGCGTCTGTCTGACGATTCGATACACCCTGGTTTGCGGAGAGATGGTCACGCTTTCGTGACGGAGGATGAAATGAAGAGGCCCTATAAACTGTTTCGGATCGCGGCGCTCGGAATGCTGATCTGGCTGATCGCCGGCCTGGCGTGTTTGTGCTTTTCCTGCAAGGCGGAAGCCGGTCAGATCGGCGAGAGCCGGATCCGGCTGTCGCTCGACCTGGTCGATTATGAGTCGGCGACGAACATCCTTACCGGGTATGCCCCGGAGATCTGGCGCGGAATGCCGACGCGCTTCGAAATCGGGATCTATAATTCCGGCGCATTCGTTACGAATCTGTCCTCTTTCGTGTCTGTGAGCGTCGAGGTTTTTGCGGACTCCTCCCGGTCCGGCCCGGCCTTTCTGAAGGTAACTCAAACCAACCTTTCCGCCGCGCTTACTGAATCGAACTGGCTCGCTGGCGCCGAGGCGTCGGCCCACGCGGTTTTTGAGCTGACGGCTTCGCAGACCTCGTTTGACCTGTCGGAAGCGATCGAGAACGTGCAGCAGTACTGGATGGTGTGGTACGCCACGACCGCCACGACGGACAACTACACGCTCGGCTCCTCCGTCATCCGCGTCCATCAAAGCGGAGCGCCGGCGACGGCGGTCATCGGGTCGTCCAACATGTACGTCCGAATCACGCTGGACGGGAAGCTGCAGGTGTATAACGAGACGACGGCCGGCTGGCATGATCTGTATCTCCGCGGGGCCGCTGGATCTGAATCGCTCGTCATCGGCGAAGCGGCCGGATCCGGCTCTGGCGTCGCCACCGCCAGTGTCGTCTCCGTCAACTGCGACACGAACGGGAACATCACCTCGATCGGGCTGGAAACGCTCCGGCAGATGAACGGGCTCGCCGCAGAGACCAACGTCGCGAATATCAAGGCCCGATATGAGGCGGATCACGATATCCTGGTGGACTACACGAACACTACGGACGGCCGGCTGCAGGCGCTGGAAACAACCACAAATATCGACGAGAAGGTTTCGACGGCTGGTGACATCATGCATGGAACTCTCGAAAATCAGTCCGCGCTGAAAGTCTCTTCCGTGGCGGGCACAGGCGCTGAACTTTATGACAACGTCACAATGACCAGTTATGTGTCGTGGGTTAATTCTGGGCCATCCATTTACACCGATGGGGTTTATCGGATCGGATTGAGCTCGAACATCTCCGGTATTCACAGCCACATGTATCAGTACTCCGTTCTCACTCCTGGATGGTGGACCTTCACTTGGGCTGTTTCGAATTACGGGCTTTTAACTAATGTGTCCATCAACGTCTCGAAGTACGGGGTTCCGCTCGCGGCGCGATTGTGGGACTCGGGCGGCGTGATGTGGACCAATGCATCGGGCACCACGAATCTTTATTTCCCGTATGCCGGCGGCGCGGGCTTGTGGTTGGCCGTGACCAACAGCGAGGAAGGGGCAACGACGAATTACGTTTTTGACGTTGAACTGTTTTCCTGCCGGGCCGTGGAAACCACGGATGTGTGGGCCGTGAACGCCGACGGGTCCGCCTATGGATTCAAAATGTCCTGGCTGCCTGTGACGAACGCCTGGACCAATTCTGACTTTGTGCTGAAAACCACGGATGGAACGAACTTTTATTGGGTGGCGCCATGACGGGAGGATCTCCAATGATTGGAACTTTTAAGGGCCGATTTTCCAGGGATTGGAAACTGGCCTTGCTCTGGCTGTGCATGGCGGCTGCAACCCATGCGCAGACGTCATTCGTGTCGAACATCGGGACGCAGCTCTGGGATGTCTCGCAGAACGGAAAGCAGAGTCACGCGCTGTCGTGGTTCCAGGCGGAAACCTTTCGGCGGGATTATCTTTTGACCGACGGGAACGGGACGCCGCTCGATCTCTCTGCGACGAACCTGGTTATTTACTGGGACGTGATGGCGGCGACGAATTACGAGTCCGCCTGGATCGCGTCGACGGGGGTTATCGTCAACGGGACGAGCGGGCACATCCGGATCAGCGCGACCCCGGAGGAATCGAATCTGCAGACGCAGTATTATTTCGGGTTCGTCCGGGCTGTGCAGATCGTGGGGACCAACGAGATCCAGCGCGGCGTCCTGGTCCCGCAGTCCATCCAGGTGAAGTTTTCGGCCGATAGCCGGTACTACTCGACGCACGGCCCTCTGAGCTACTCAATCGCGGCGATCGACGTCCTCTCGAACTATGTCGACACGCTGCTGTCCGACACCAACAACGCGAAAAAGACCGAAACAAACACGTTCACGGCCTCGCAGTATTTTCAGGGCGACCTGCACCTTGCGATCGATAGCGACATCATCAAGACGAATCTCACCCACGGCCTTGTGGTCGGGTCGGGCTCTGCTTCCGGCGGTGTTCTTATTGGCTCTGGCTCGGCAGGTGGCGAGGGTACCGCTGTCGGCGTTGAAACACATGCAGACTCTTGTGGCGCCGCGGTAGGGGACCATGCAAATGCGTCGTATGATGGGGCCGCTGTCGGGCGCACAGCCAACGCGACGAGATGGGGGTCATCTCTTGGCGCTTACGCAAATTCAGAATCGACCAACTCGAACCAGAACATCGATTGCGCCAACGTGGCAGTCGGCGCATTCGCAACTACCATGACCGGCGCTAATCGGCAGGCTTACGGTCCGCGAGTGTCTAACGACCTGGATCACACGACGCGGTTTCGCTGGACGCCATATTTTGACGAAGCCACGAACATTTATATCCGGAGTTCTTTTGGATCTGGAGATTGGATCGACATGTTCGCCTGGCTCAGAGGAATTGAGCTGAATATCGAAACTGGAACGGTGAAGGCAACCGGTGCGCAGGATGTTTTTGGTATAAAAACGTTTCGAGACACTCTCCGCGCCAGCGAGATCACCGCGCCGGCCGGTACGTCGGCCGGATCAAATCTCGTCGTACACGGGGCAGACAGCCAGGGAAGCGGCGGCTCGTTGACGGTTCGTGGTGGAAAAGGGAACAGCGGATCCGGCGCCCCAATGTACATCATGCAGTCTTCGGATAACGCGCCAATCTACATCCAAGACGAAAACTCCAACAGCATCGCCGTGATCGTTTCGAACAAGGTGACCTTTCTGCAGGGAGTCGATCTCGGCGGAAACATTCTGAGCAATGGGACCATTCGGGGCGATATCAGCGGCGCAACAAATCCGCCATCTGCGTGGACGAATGATCAGACGGCCGTCGTCGTCGGGGGCGGCGTGACGACGACCACGGCCGGGAATGTGAAGAGTTATATTTTAGGGACGTATTTGACGGCGGCCGGCGGAACGGTCGCGGCGCTCCAGGTTAACTCGAACATAGTTATCAACGAGGGGGGGACGGCTTGGTACCTCGGCGGAGCTCCTGGCCAGTTTTTCATCAGCGCGGAGGGCGACTTTGCGGAGGACGATAAAGGCCCTCCATTGCTGGTGCTGGATTCAACCAACGGAAGCCTTCACCTGCTCACTGCTGGCGCGAATTATTACGGGGGCGGATTCGGCCTGACCGGGTTTAATCCTGAGGCGCTCAACGTCGCAACGTCGTTTGTGCGGCATGGGGCGGACTCGAAGATTGGGCCTTTGGTATTCGGTAATTATGAGCAATCTCAGGACGCAATTCTAGATTTCGAAGTTGCCAGTACTGGAAACCGGTTTCGGCTGCGGACACGCGACAACGATGTGCTGGAACTGACGCAGCCGAATGGATACGTGCTGACGTTCGAGCGAAGCGGATCTACCACGGAGATCAATGGACACGGTAACCACTTCACAAACATCGTCCTCGATCCGATCACGCCGACGAACGCATACGAGGATGCCGCGCTGTCGGGCACCAATTTCTTGATCACGCGGGCGATGGGGCCGTTCATAAAGATCACCCCGACAAATAACTATCAGATCGGCCTGGGGACCGACTGGGGAACAACGCACGGAGGGATAATCCGACTTCTGATCCCGTCCAACGCTTATACGGTCACGTGGGGGCCTCTCGTATCTTCTTCATGGACCAATATTGGGTCAGCTACCGGTCCGTGGTCTGTAATTTTGTGTGATAAATCGAGCGTCGAAACTAACGCGGATGTGTACAGGTTGAAATGAAAACGGGTTTTGTTTTATTACTCTCCTTTGCGCTGGCCGCGCCTGGCGCAACGGTCTTCATGTCGAATTCAGGTTCCCACACGAGCCCGTTCGATACGCCGGAAAAGGCGGCGACCAACTTAAATGCTGCGATTCAAGCAGCGGGACCATTTGGCATCGTGAATATCGCTGACGGAATTTATTTTTCCAACTCCACGCCTTTGACGAATGGGGTCTCCCTGCATGGCCAGTCCAAAAGCGGAACAATCCTCGACGGCGGCAGCATCACTCGCGTGATTACCATCACCGAGCCTTATGGCGGTGTTGTGTCAAACCTGACGTTGCGAAACGGCTTTGCTGATGGCGGTAATGGGGCGGCAGCATACATTAACGGAAATACCACATCTTATTTTTTTAATTGCCTCATCTACTCGAATTGGGCCAAGACATTGTATGGCGGCGCGGTGTACAGCGCCGGACTAAACATACAGTTTCGAAACTGTCTGCTTTACGCGAACAAAGCGTCCAGTGCCGACGGGGGCTCGTACCACGGGGGCGGTGCCTTTTGCTTGAATACGGCGAGTGGCGTCGCGACGATTGACGCCTCGACGGTGATTGGGAACTACTCTGGTCGAGTTGGCTACTATGGGGTCGGTGGGGGTATCTACAGACTTGCCGGGCGCATCACAGTACTAAATAGCATCGTTGTTTCCAATCGATCCGCATCCTCGATCGGGTCGGATGTTTATGGCGGAAACACTGTTATTAACTCAATCCTGCAGTCGTTTGCCGCGACGACGAACATTAACTGTATAACGAATGCTGCGCCGGCGTTCGTTGACTATGGTTCGTGGACAAGCGCAACCAACTTTTCGCCGGGCGATTACCACCTGTTACCCGAATCGCCATGTATCGACTCCGGAACGAATCAAGCGTGGATGGCCGCAGGAAAAGACCTCTATGGATCACCGCGCATCGCGAACGGCATTGTGGACATGGGGTGTTCCGAGTACATCCCAGAGAGTCCGAGTGACGGGGCGTTCCTGCGCGTGCGGGCCACCCTACTCTTGGACGCCCTTCTCTCGGAGGCCCGCTGATGATCCTGGACAAGCCCATCCCGTTCGAGGAGGCGATTTCCTTCCTTAAGGGAAAGGGCTTCCTTCCGACAACCGCCTCGGCCTCGGAGCTGGAAACCATCCAGGCCGCAATCCGGGAGCGGGCTTTTTTCTCTGCGCGGGTTTCCGATACGAGTTTCCTGCAGTCGGCCTATGACCTGATCAACCGGATCGTGGATCCCGGCGCCGCCGGCGGCGCCCCGGGGTCCTACATGGACAAGGCCACCTTCGGCCTTGAGATGCGGGATTATCTCCGTTCAATCGGCTACGCGCCGGAGGCGGGCAAGGAGGGCGGCCTGCAGGATCTGTCGAGCGATACCCGGCTGAACCTGATCGCGCAAACAAACACGGAGATGGCCCAGGGCTACGGGCAATGGGCGCAGGGGCAATCGTCGGCGGTCCTGGATGCCTTCCCGGCCCAGGAGCTGTTCCGGCTCGAGTCGCGGGAGAACCAGCGGGACTGGGTGAGCAAGTGGAAATCGGCCGGCGGGAAGTTTTGGGGCGGAGGCCGCATGATTGCGCTGAAGGACGATCCGATCTGGACGCTATCGTTGGACGATGGCGGCTTCAACCGGTTCGGCCAGCCCTATCCCCCCTTCGATTACAATTCCGGCATGTGGATCCGGGACATCTCCCGCGACGAGGCGGTGGAGTTCGGGCTGATCGATTGGGACAGCCAGGTGAAACGCCAGGAACGGGATTTCAACCAGGACCTGCAAACGGGCGTAACAGGCATTGCAGCGGGTCTGCAAAAGGCGCTCCTGGCCTCCCTGGGCGGCCGGGCGAAAATCGTGGACGGGGTCCTGCACATCCAGGAGGCCGCCTGATGCCCTCGTATGGCATAACCCTCGTTTACGACGGCGTCACTCCGAAGCTGAACGCGCTGATTGGCGGCGTCCGGTCCGGGGAGTTCCGGGATCCGGTCGGCCGCGCTACCGTCCGGGTATTCCTCGATCATTTCGCGGACAAGGACCAGGACTCGGAATCGCACAAGACCGCCGACGAGCTCGGTGCCAAGCGCTCGCATCTCTTCGGCGCGTTCGGCCGGGCCACCCAGCACACGGTGGAGGCGGACGGCTTCACGGTATCCATCAACCACGCGGCGGCGCGGCAGCGCTGGAAGGGCGGCGTGATCCGGCCGGTGAACGCGCAGAACCTTACGATCGCGGCCATCGGAGCCGCCTACGGGGTCCGGGCCCGCGATGCGGGGATCTCGCTGAAGTTTGCCTTCGCGTTCAACGAGAAGTGGCAGCGCTGGGCGCCGGCGCTGATCGCGCCGGACGCGGTAGAGAAGGAAACAGGGAAGGCCCGGAAAGACGGGACCCGGCGTAAAAAGGTGATCAAGCCCTCCGGGATCTGGTACTGGCTCGTGAAGTCCGTCACCCAGGCCCCGGACGATTCCGTACTCCCCCGGAAACGGGACATCACCGACGGGATCGGCGCCGCGCTCTCCAAATGGTTCCAGAAGGCCGCCGGGAAAGCCGGCGTCGCATTCAGCTCGTCGTAAAGAGGTAAATCATGGCCGACGAATCAGTCACATATAAAGTGGTCCTGGAAGGCGACGCGGCCGGCGGCTCCGGCGTCAAGCAGGTGGTCGAGGACATTGGGGCGTCCGCTGCGAAGTCCACCGAATCGTTGCAGGCGGTGAAGGACCTGTCGGCTGCGGCCAATCAGGCCGGGGAATCGCTTGCAAAGGTCGGGGACATTTCCGGGCCGACGGACAAGTCGAATCTTTCCCTGCGCGGTATGCGCGAAACGCTGAGCGCGGTGGACCAGGCAGCCCACGGAAGCGCGATCGGGTTGGGCAAAGCGATCGAGGGGATCGTCAAGATGTCCGGGGCGTCAGATGACGCTCAGAAAAACATAGCCTCGTTGACTTCAAAGCTGGGCGCGATCGGCGTTGGCTTCGGGATTGGATCCTCCATCGGCGACGCGATCTACAAGAACATCGTCACGCCGATCTGGGATGCCATCGACGCACACCAGGCGTTGAATGATCCGGCTCGAGAGGCGTATGAGTCCGTCAACAAGGTCCGCGACGCGCTGATCGAGGCGAACTCAGCCAAGCTGGCGGATGTCAAAAAGGAAGCCGAGGCCCTAAAGGAAACGCTGAAGGCGACGGCCGAAGAGGCGGACCTCGTCAAAAAATCCCTGGATGAAGTGAACAAGGCAAAATTCGCCCTTGAGCAATCGCGCATTGCGAACCAGGAGGCCCGCGGCCAGATCACTCCCGTCGAAGCCAAGCAACAGACCGTCGACCTGCAGAAGGTGGCCGATCTCAATGCCCTCCTGGAAAAAGAAGCCGAGGCGATTAAGAATTACGAGGCCGCAAAGGGGACCTTTGGCGAGTCGAGCGATGTCACCCAGTCGCTGAAACAGGTTGTCGATTCCTTCAATATGCAGTTTGAGACGCTTTTCCAGTCGTACCAGACTAAGGGGATCGAGCTGGGGGCGGAGTCAAAGAAGCTGCTGGAACAGATCGAGCAGGCCATCAAGGCGAAGGAAGCGGACATCGCGATCGATAAAGGAAACCTGGCCGTCGCTCAGAAGAGCCTGAACCCTGCCGCCCAGGGGGAAGAGCTGGCGAACCTACAGCAGGATGAGGCCCTCCTCACTCAACTCAAAGAGCAGGCCGCCCGGATCCGCGCGACGATGGGCGAGTCGATCAAGATGGTCACCGATTCCTTCCAGGAAGGGACCCTCGCGTATTCGACGGCCATGTCCGAGGCAACCGGCGTATGGCGGTTGAGCCTGGACGAACAGACCGAGCAAGTCACGGCCGCCGCGGACACCATCGGGAAGGACGTCGAGGGCGCCGGAAAGGTTTTTACCGAAAAGGTAACCGGGGCCACCGGGTCGATGACCTCTGCAATCGACACGATGGGAAAGACCGTTGTTGGCGGTCTGGAATCGGCGATCCGGAGCATCGAAACCCTTGCGTCATCTATTGAGTCAATGAAGGCGCGAATGGCCAGCACGGAAGCCCTGGCGGCCTCGGCCGCCGCGGACAGCTCGCTGGCCCTTTCCCAGGTCAAAAACGCCCGATGATCAAAGATTGGAAAATCAACAACTCGGAGGCCGACGCGCTCAACGCCGCGGACATCACCCTCGCCTTCAATAACATGTCCCCGGACACCGCCTTCATCCCGCTGAATGCGGCCTACGACTCCACGCTCAACGCCGCATTTAACTACGGGTCTACCGTCCTGGTAAAACTCAACGATGTCATTGTGTTCCGCGGCCTATCCGATGGTCCCCGTCGATCCGGCTCAGCCCCCTCGGAAGGGCTCACGGTAACAGTAAAAGGACCCTGGGCCACAATGGAGAAGCAAATCTACCGGCAGGACGTCAGTGACCTCTACACCGGAGGCAGCTTCACCAGCAGCGAAACAAAGCTATCCGGAACCATCACCAGCGTCGTCAGCACGCTACTCAGCTTCGCCGTTTCCGACGGCGCCGGGTTCGTCGTCGGAACCATCGATCTCCCCGCCATCACTATCCCCGAGATCTCCATCTCCGGAAACACCGTCGCCGGCGCCCTGATCACCGTCCTGAAATGGTGCCCCGGCGCCCAGGTCATTTTCAACTATAACGGCGCAGGGAATCAGACCATCTGCAACGTCATGAAGATCGACTCCGGCGGACTCTACGATGTCCAGATCACCGACACCCAGGCGGTCAACTACGTCGTGCGCCGCGACCTGGTCCCGACCGGCGTGCGCCTGATATACCAGCGCCCGGCGTCTACAAAGGAATCGTTCACAAGGTATGGGAAAAAAAACCCGGATATTACGGAGAATTCAGGGGTGATGAAAGTTGGGGAGGATGATATCGCCGGGGCTTCGTCCGGCCCTGGCGTCCTGGTCTCAACGCTCACGTTAAATGGTACGCAGCGGACAACGACCTATAAGCACTTCTTTCACGCATCCTGGCACACGATTCACGAATTCGAAACTTCGATCGGTGTAAACACCCTCCTTTACTGGGACGGCGCTCCGTTAAAGTCGTCTGGTGGATTCGCCTATTATTCAGACCGTTTCAAGTATGTAAAATCCTTCTCGTCGCATAGAGAAAAAGTTGCGCCGACAACAGATCTTTCATGGTGGCCAACAGAGCAGCAGTTGTGGCATATGCCACGGCATCCGACACATTCCGGGTGGTGGATTCCTCCGCCGGAAGAGTTGTATAATCAAGGAATTATTATTTTCGCTCTTACCTATACGGTAAAATTTGGGCTTTATCAGAGCTACGAGAGCGCGGAAAATGTCGAGTATAACTGGACGCTCCTTGCCGGATGCAAGTGGGACGGTGGTTATGGCTACTCCGACCCTAATGGGAATACACTCGTTGCGGTAACAAATACGACGACCGAAACCCTCGAATCTCCTCCTCCCGGGCTTGCGGCTCAAATCTTTGCACTCCGCTCAGTTCTCTTCTGCGAAGGGTCATACAGCAAAGTGATTTCTGCGTTGGATCCCATGCGCCGCCGTATCCTTTTGGAAAGCATCCAGTCCCCGATCCAGCAACTAACCCTAAACGCCTCCTCCATGATCGCCTACTATGCCTTCGGCCCCCCCGAGCAGCTAGGCCCGCAGGACCTCCTCGACCTCGTCCGCTCAGCCTCCAAATAGCCCCCCTGCACACCCTTTGCAACGGTCATTCAGCCCCCTATATTCCCAAACCATTGCGAACTTTTCCCAAACCGCGTGCGAAAATACAAAGACTCCGCTTTTTTGGTGGTGGGTGTAGCTCAGTTTGGCAGAGCACCAGGTTGTGGCCCTGGCCGTCGCGGGTTCAAATCCCGTCATCCACCCCAGTCCGTCCGCTCGCTTGCTTCCTGCCTCCCTTGTTCTCTTAACCAACAGATGATGGAGCGGGTATACATAGCTCAGGTGGTGAATGATGACCAAGGTTGTTTTCTTGGCTGCCTGTTTTCTGCTGGCGTTTAATCCGCAGCTCGCCAGGGCGATCCCCAATCCTGCCGCCGTTTATTGTGAGCGATTGGGGTACGAGTTTGTGACCGTGCAAACGCCGGAAGGCGAAAAAGGCGTT